CGTGCAGCAGGCTGACTACCAAGCCCTGGGGCAATCCTGATGCCTTGGCAGTGTCGATCGCCTTGGCGATGGCGCTGTCCAGCTCACTGACTGATTGGTTGATCGCCGGGCTTAGCGGCAGCGCGTGTTGCAGGCGGGTTATGTTGGTCATGAATACTCCAGTGTCGCGACACAATTTGCACTTTCGCGAAACGTGTCGCGACCTACTTGCTCTGACTGCGCTTGATCTGCGCGTCCACCTGATCTGCGCAGGTGTCGAGCAGGTTGATCGCTTGATTCTTCAGCTCCCACAGCTGGCCGTTGTCAGCGAGGTCTTCATCAGCTACCCGCTCGCATGGTACTAGCTCAGGGGGCTCGACTCTTACCGCCGTTGTCTTTGTTACCACTTGCGGCTTTACCGCGCAGGCCGTCAGGCAGAGGCTGAGCAGCCCAATCACGAACAGCCGGGCTGTTGCGCTTGAGTTCTTCAAAGTTCTTCTCCGCCTTTCTGGCTTTGGCCTGACTGGCCTGTAGACGCTTATTCAGATCTTTCTGGTAGTCGGCGTTGCGCTGGGCTTCGGCGCGCAGTGTGGTGATCGTGGCCTGGCTTTCGAGATTGGCGTCGACCGCCTTCTGTTTCTCGCCGGCTTCGAACTTCACGTCAGCGCGCAGGGCGATAACCCGGTACTGTTGAATCCCGACGAGCAGTATCGCTACCAGGGCGATGATGATTGCTGCAGCGAAGGCCTTCATGCGGCATCCGCCTTGCGACCGAGGAAGCGGGTCACCAGCTCGCGAATGGCTGTCACGCCGAGGAACCCAATAGTCCCTCCGGCGGCAACCGACAGACTGGAAGGCCAGGCCATCCATTCGATAATGCTGGACGCGACCAAGCTCAGCGATCCGCAGATCAGCGCCTCGAAAACGATACGGCGCTTACTGGTTTCCTTCGCGTCGTACATGACTCGAAGTAACGATACGGTGATGGACATGATCACGCCCTGCCAGAGCGGATTGCTCAACGCCAGCCAGATCTTGGCCCATGTGTCTGGCTTGTCAGGCATGTTTGGCATCCGGGTTGCCTCCCCCTTGGGGAGATTGATAAATCCGGCGTCCGCTGCACTCCCAGCTCGGGGCTATGGGTGTGGGGAGCCGAAAACGAAAAAGCCTCCGCGAATGCAGAGGCCCTGAATAGGTGCGCTCGTCTTTCCGAGCTGTCAGCCAAAGACCATCCCAGCGTCGACACCCCTTTGCATCGATCTCGCTGTTCCAGTCTCGCGCCACCCTGTAAGCATTGGTGTGCAGGGTGCACGGGCTGCCGGTGTTGATTCCGTACGTCGCACTATCCGGCTATCGACGTCCAGGCCTTCCCGAGGGCTGTCCTGGCTACAGGTGAAACTGGTTGCGAGGGATGGATTCGAACCATCGACCTCCGGGTTATGAGCCCGGCGAGCTGACCACTGCTCTACCACGCAAATCTCGGGCAATAAAAAACCCGGCGCGGTGGCCGGGTTTCGAAGTTGTCGTGCGCTGGAGGTAAGTTGCGCAGTGTGGGAAAAGTACATCAAATTCCCCACCATATCAACATCTTTATGCCGCATCTTCTGAATTTTCTGCGTGAATAACCTGCCATACCGGCTGCTGTGCCTGAATATCCACTTCCTCAATGGCATTTCGCAGGAAATTCCAGATGTCGAGCCAGTCGCGATCCCAGTGCTTGGGCTGGATAGCGATTCCGTACAGCTTCATCATGGCGTCAGACACTCGAGCCGGCCCCCAAGCATCGCCACCGTTTGCTTCAGATTTGTAGGATTGGAGCGCAACGGTGACCAGGCAGTGCACCTTCGCCGCCTTGGCATCGGTGAGTGCGCCGAAGTCAGTATCCGCCCAGATCAGCTTTTCGGCGTTGAGCATATGCACGACGGTTATGCAGGGGTGGTAGAGGTAGTGCCCCAACTGCTGCACTTGGAACGGCAACGACTCGATCGCTTTTTGAACCTTCCCCATGGTCACCAGGTGGGCGGCTCGATGTGTCGACCGTCCAATTGGCGTTCGGCGCGTTTCGGCAATGTGGATCTTCTGTCGCACAGCCTTGATACGCTCTTCTTTGTCTTCACCTTGGGCGGCGAAGATGATTTCGCGCAGCGCTGCCTTCTCCTTCCGGACGACGGTTGCGGATTTTGCCCGGTCAGCCGCTGCAGCACTGATTGAGGCGTTCGACTCATGCTGTGCGTCTGTCCACGCTTGACGTGCGTTGATCAACTTCATGCTACCTGCCCCTTTTTCAGTTCCCGGGTCTTGGCCCGGTATTCGGCCTTGATGGATTTGATTTCGTCGATGGTGTACTTGCGGGGCTGATGAGGCCCTTCGAGCCATGCCACGGTCTCGGCGCCGATGCGCTGCACCAACCGGGCGCGGTACTCGACCGCGTTACCGGACAGGTTTCGATTGCACTTCACGCACTGGCGGTGAATGTTCAGCGGCTCGAAGCGCAGCTCAGGACAGGCACCTACGGATCGGTAATGCCCAGCGTCCCAGCGACTGCCGGTGATCAAGTCATGGTCGTTGGGTCGCGAGTCGCAGCTGATGCACGGCAGGTCTGCATCGCGCAGCCGGACGAATTCATTCACTGCGGCCTGGGCCTCCCGCAGGTGTTCCGCCCTACTCTTCAGTTTCTCTTTGCGGACCTTGATCTCGCGGCGCTCCCGCTGATCGATGGCCTTGCGCGCTTTCTCCTGGTTCTTCGGCGCATCGATCATTGCGCACGCCGGGCTGCAAACTGCCTGACCCAAGCGCGCGGGGACGAATGAGACCCTGCAGGTTTCGACGCGGCATTTCTTCGGTCGTGGCTTCCTTGCTGTGAGACTCATGCAGCCTCCTGGCTCAGCAGGTCATCGAAATACACGCCCTGCGGTGCGAAGCGCGCGACGATGCGGTCTGTGTAGGCGATGCCCTGGGCACGGTTGAACAAGCTGGTCACCGGGAAACCGTCCGGGCCGAATAGCTTGCAGCCGCCCATCATGGCCAGCTTCGTTTCGTATGGGAGGTGGCGCATCACGCGGTACCATTCAGCCTGGAATCCCGCATCCTCGTTCAGCAGGATTTGCACGCCGATGTGCAACTTGCAGTACCGACGCGCGTCGGCCTCGTCGCCGATCTGTGTCATCTCGGCGATGCGCTTGTACATCGCAAACCAGAGACGGTTCTGGTCGAGCGTGCGGTCCTTGCCCGGGCGCAGGCTTACCACGACGAACTTCTTGTCGCGGAACATGGTGGTAAGCTGGGTGATTGCCTGGGTAAGCCTGGCCTGGCAGTTGACGCTGATCTTGTCGGTCATGGTCCGAACTCCTCCAGCAATTGGCGCGCCCCCATGACGGCACCCTTGTCGCCAGATGTTTTGCTGATATCGGAAAGGAAGTCGCGCAGCCGCTTGTTCTCTGCCAACAGTTCCAACGCCACTTCCTCCACGGTCTTCTCTCCGAGAAATTCACCTAGCGCCTCTATGTTCTGCTTCCACTCCCCACAGTCAGCCTTCCAGGAAGCGACTTCACTCCACAGCAGTTTCTGGAGTTTTTGTTTGTCGATGGTCATGTCCGTTGCTCCGTGTTCTTCCTGCCGAACTTGGCCAGCAATTGCGCCCGTGCCGCAGCGCCAGATGTTGGGATGTGCTGAATTTCCAGCAGTCGCGCCTGGCGCCAATTGCCATGTTCCTCAGCACGCTGAAGCTCGGTCTTCTGTCCGTCGTGCCCGATCCCTTTGGCGATATCTTCCAGCGGCAGACCCTGCACCAGCAGGCGAATGGTGATTTCATACGCTCGATCAAACACCTCACTGGCCTTTTCCGGATCGAGATCGCCGAGGTTGTGCATCTCGCATTGCAGCACGGCGTGACGAACGGCCTCATGCGACCAGGTACGGTTACCAAATCGGCTTGGATGGGCGTTTTCCAACGCTTCGCGAAAGGCCTTGTCGTGAGGCGGGATTCCGAGCATTTCCGGCGTCGGCTGGCAAAGCTTGATGAACTTGCCCACGCTGGGCATGAAGTCGGTACCCAGCATCCGGCAGCGCTCAACGCCGAAACGGATCTGCTCGAGCTGGCTGATGCCCTCGACCATGAAGGCCTTGGTCCAGCTGCGCTTTGCAGAGTTGAGTGCTTCGTCAGTCGGCCAGGCCTGCTTCCACGCCGGGAAGATCGCCTGCAGCTCACGAAACAGCGAGTTCACGACATCGACAGCCTCTGGCGGCAACGTCTTCGGCATAACCGGGGCGGTCGGTGGCTGGTAGCTGCCCATCGCGGCGACCACGTCGGTGTTTGCGCCAGATGACTTCATGAGCTGGGCCGCGCTTTGTGGCGGCTTCGGCTTGCTCACAGGACACCGTCCATGTTCTCGGCCCAGTCACGCCCGTCGAAGTCAGGGCCGTTTGCCTGCCGGCGCAATGGGAATTGACGAACGTTGCTGGCTACGGCTACATCACGCTTGACCCACTTCACGAGCAGGCTCACCCAGGACGCCTGTGTTTCCATGCGTCCGGAGGCCGAGTAGTGGCAGACGAAGGCCGCAGTTGCCTCACTGGTGAAAGCGTCGATAGGGATTGCCATACGTAGTGCGTACGACTTCAGCAGCTTCTGGTCAGGCACCCAGTCGAGGGTCATCTCGGTCGGTGACTTTGGGTCGACCGAATTTTCCTCACCCGCGTGTAGAGTGTTGTGTTGATCTTCTCCTATTCCCTTCCCTTCCCTTCCGGGGTCTACCGGTCGACGATCAGTCGACGACTCCTCGGCGAATTGTTGGCGAATACTCTCCGACTGGTCGTCGAATTCTGACGTCGGGCCGGGGTATTTGAAGTTCTTTTTCTCGATCTTCTGGTGCTTCCAGCCGCGGACGTGAAAGTAGTTTTTACCGTTCACCCAGTAACTCTGGATCAGCTCGGCTCCTTCCAGCTCGCCCAGCAGATTGCTCACCTCTTCGGTGGTGATGTCGTCACCGGGGAACACCAAAGCCTTGATGGTGCGCGGTGCCAGCGGGTGGTTGCCGCCGTCATCGCAGAAATTCCACAGACCAATGAACAGCAGCCGAGCCAACGGACGGCATGACATGACCTGCTCGCTCGACCAGAACTCAGGTTTAACGGTACGGATGCGAGCCATCACGCGGCCCCCTTGAGTGCTTTGTCATGGGTGAACAGCCCGTCCCAGGTCTTTTTCATCGGAAGCTCGCCGGCCAGGTACAGGTCGTACAGGCGGGCGGCGCCTTTCTTCAGGAGAACAGGGGTGAAGGAAACAAACGGCTCTTTGCCGTGGGGAGTGACTTCGTGCTGGTGCTCAGTCA